TGACCGCACGCTTCCCTCAGGCAGTCCCGCAGCGGAGCCGTTGTGGTCTACCTATACGTCTTACGTCGGCACGCGCAATGATGCCACGTTCCTTGGCGCTCCGAAAGGCACGCTGCTTTACCAAGGCTTTCAGACAGCACCGATTGATAGCAACTACTACCGAACATCACACACCTTCCTGTATGACGCCTGGTATCACCTCGAGCAGATTCCGGCGCCGAATCCAACTGGCGAACCCATCTTGGTTGCCGGCGTAACTATCGGCGGTTTCCCGATCCTCCAAGTCGACAAGGTTGTGTATTTACAGAAGTATGACACCTTTACTAATTTCAACAACATTGTGACTGCCGCACAGTTGGCCGCACTGACCGCACCCCAACCGGTGGCGATCGCCTAATGGCAATTCATAACCCTGTCTTCACGTCGAACTTGTATGGCGGCCTTAGTCGGCACGCCATGAACAGTTTCGCGCAGGCAGTACGCCAGGTGAACGCCAACTCTGAGGGCGTGAGGTTCAGCCAAGCACAGGTGTTTGAACGTGCGCCCACCAAGTCTGTCCTGGTCACCCTTGAGTCTGCCACAGCAATTTCAGGCGCTGCCAACCGATGGACGTACGCCGTCAAGATATGGTTCCCGACTCCCGTAACAGGTACAGGGATCACGGTTCCAACCAATGACAAGAGCGGGACGTACGCCGCGGCAATCAACCTCCGCGAGTGGCACAACACTTCCACGCTTGTTGATGGCATGAACATTTCGATCACGCCAGCTGCAACCGTGGGTCCAGTCGGTTCGATCTATGACTCCGGAACGGCTTCATGGCCAACCGGAGAACTCAGCGCCAAGGTGGAACTACACGTGTGCTATGACAGCAGCGGCGCCGTCTTTGCCTACTTTGACCGACCCAACCCACTGAGGTGCACCTAATGCCAAACCTAGACCTAGCGCTTAGTTACCCGTCCGTAGTCATTGTCCCTGGTGAAGAGTGGACGCTTGCCGGCACAGTCCAGGTGGAAGGCACAACCACCGCGCAGAACCTGACCGGCTACACGGTGAAGGGCAACGTGCAAATTGGATCGACGAACACGCTGAACACTGGCACGTACGCCGTAGTGGTTGCCGCGTCGGGCACGTTCACTTGGACGCTATCGATGGCGCAGACTGCCGCATACGCGTCTAACTCATGGGGCACAATTGTCCTGTACCTCGACCACGCTAGCACCGATTCGCTGCACATTGCAACGATCGGCTTTCGCACTTCAGCGGAGACTATCTGATGTACACCTCAATGTTTCGAAAGGCGATGCTGGGCGACACTGCGCTGCTCTCACTGGACTTCACCGCGGGGACTGTGCCGACAGCAGTGACGTTTACACGCGCTGACTCCACGGCGCGGGCTACGTACATCGATGCTAGTGGCTACGTGAAGACAGTTGCCAGTGCTGGCGCTGCGCGATTTGATTACACGGGCGGCGTGGCTAAGGGAATGCTTATTGAGGCGGCTGCTACCAATCTTTGCACGTACAGCACGGACTTAAACGACAGTAACTGGACTAGAGACGGGGCATCTAATGGTGCTTTTGATCCGGTAGTTACTCCGAATTATTCAGCAACTGGGCCGGATGGTGCTTCAACCGTAACGCGGATTGTTTTCAACAAAACCGGAGGCGCATTTTCTCGGATCAGACGTGCAATCAGTGTTTCGAATGGCGCCTACATTATGTCCGTTTGGATGAAAGCAAATACCGCGGCCGGTGCAGCAAGTACGCAAAACGTCTCTTTAAGACTGGGCGCAAGCCTTGGCGTAAATTGCGTAGTAACTACAACATGGCAACGGTTCACCCATACTCATACCGTTGCGGACGGTTCAGCGGAGTTCCAAATTATGTTGTGGGACAATGTTCCAACCAACAATGAAACCGCTGACGTTCTTGTTTACGGAGCACAGACGGAGAGCGGTTCTACGGCCACTTCTTACATCCCTACCGGAGCATCTTCACTCACTCGCCTTGCAGACGATGCCGTGATTCGCAGCACCGCGTGGACATCGCTCTACGCGCAACCAGGTGCGATGGTGGTGGAGTTCTACCGCGGCGCGTACGGTGCTGGTGATCGTTCAATCATGTGCACCGATCCAACGGCAACACGGCACTGGCACCTAAAGCAAGCGAACGCAAGCGCCACGGCGCAGATCGCTTTTAGCACTGGTTCGCCAGTGACGCAGACGGGACTAGTGAGCGGGCTAAACAAAGTAGCCATTGCATGGAACGCGCCCACGCCTACGGCATCTTTTGACCTATGCGTGAACGGTGCTACGCCGACATTTGGCGGTAGCAACGTGGGCACCACGCTCTCGACCTGGCTAACCCTTGGGTCCCAATCAACCACAGGCGTGAGCGGTTCCGGTACGTGGGATAGTTACCTCAACAACTCAATTAAAAGCGTGAAGTACTACAGCGCTTTGACCTACGCAGAGATGCAAGCAAAGACCACATGACAAACTACTTTCTAAGAACCACCACACTGGCGCAGATGAACACGGCGCTCGCGTTGATCCCGGAGCCGCGCTACATCGACATGATCGGCACCATCGGTGCTGTTCTCGATGCAGACGGCGTAGAGATCACTCCCGCCGATCTACGCATCCACGCCAACGTGCGCTGCGAGACGATCGCGCCGGCGCTGCTTGCCACGCTCCCGACATGTCTACCGGCCACGCCGCGCAGGGAGTTTGTCTGATCTACCTGGCCGTCATAGTCGCTTGCCTATTGACCGGCTGCGCTTCGCAGACTGCGGCCATATCACAGGCAGCCACCTCGTCTGCTGCCAGTGCTGCGCTGGCGCGTTCGTACTTGGTTCGGGCAAGCGCCGAGCTCGACAGCATCGAGGCGCAAGCCAACGCGGTGCACGAAGCCATTCCGTACGTCAGCGATGACACGCATCCAATCTTTAGTACGCTGACATATATGAGCATCGGCGCATCGGTGCTTGTCGTCGGTGCACTGATCTACATGTACATACCACGGAGATAAGGAATGCTGACTACAACCCAATACACGATCTGGATGGTGGCGCTACTCGTAGTCACGTTTGCGGGTGGATGCTCAGTCGGAAACACGTTTCGGAAGTTCAGACCAGTAGGAAAGAAGGCACGGAAATGATCTTTGCATCAATGGAATCGCTTATCGGGAGTCTTTGGTTCGGCATCATGCTTGGCGTGATCGGCGTAGTGGGCGGCTACATCTACTGCCGTCGGCAGGGCGGCAAATGAGCCGACGGCGGTCATGCTGCTGCGGCGGCGGCGAAGGTGATGTGTGCTTTAAGTTCGCAGTAAACGCGAAGCATTTGCAGTATTGCACGCTCACGTGCGTAGTTATCCCTTGTGTGGTCTACCGAGATGAAAGTTGCCCGGCTTCGGATTCGTTTGGAGTTGCCAACACGTACACCCGTGCGCTTGGCACACTACAGCCGCAGCAATTCGTAGTAAGCCGCGCTGGCGAAACTTGCTCATGCGGCATTCCGTGCGTCTACACCTGGACGCCGCCGGAAACCTCATGGGATACGTCGATCTGTTTCAAGATGAACGGACTTGGCGGCCAGTGCTTTGGGTGTCCTGAGATCATTGACTCTAATCCGGTCGGCAGCATTAATGTCATTCTTGGCGGCCCATTAACCTGCCCGCAAGTCTGCGGATGTTGCGGCACCGGTACGCGGTTTGTTTCGATTGAGTACTCGCGCACGGTTCCCGAAATCACAGTGCAAGGCGATTGCGGAAGCGTTGTCATCGGTGGATTGACTAGCGCCTGGACAACCAGTTACACGGCGCAGTACTGTTGGGACGTTTCCAATCCTTGCACTATGACATTGTTCCGCATCTTTGCGGGATCAAACGCCTACTTCGCCCCCTCGTACGGCCCGGACGCTTTCGCCGGTGACAACTGCGACTGCGGAACCAACACCAGCACGGGATGCGATACTTCTACAAGCGGATCAAACTGCTATCCAAACACGGGCGATTGGGCAACGCTTTACGCTGCCGCCGGATCGCCGCCGGCTACCCTGAACTGCGGAAGTTGCAAATGCTGAACAACGAAGCTCGAAACCACATGGACGCAAGCAAGCATCAACCCGTCGGGCTTGGCGATACCGTCGCCGCAGTCACAACTGCCGCCGGGATCAAGCCTTGCGGCGGGTGCGCCAAGCGCAAAGCAGCGCTAAACAAGGCCACGCCAGGGTGGCTTTCCAGAATTCTGTTGCAAACTTCTCGAGTGGTCGATAGGCTTAGGGCATGCGTAAGGATGCGCTGACTGAGACCACGACGGACTCGGGCGCATCCTTCGCCTGCTTCATGAGAGGAGCACAGCATGGCGAAGGCAGATACCGCAAGTACCCTCGTTTCCGCGTTGGCAGCGGCACAGGTTGAACTGAAGAATCCAGTGTTTGACCGGGAAAACGGCGCTTTCCGCAATGGCGGCAAGGTGTCGAAGTACGCATCATTGGCGGCACACTTGGATGCCATCCGACCTGTCCTGGCAAAGCACGGCATTGCCGTCACTCAGTCAGTCTTCGGCGTCGGCGGCGTTCTCGGCGTTGGTACGCACCTGTACTTTGGTGACGAGAGCCGCAGCACCACGATCGAAGTCCCGCTACCAACCACGGCGCATGCACTGGTGGGGATGACCACGTACCTTCGCCGGTGCCAGTTGGCGGCCATGGTGGGGGTAGTCGGCGATGATGACCACGATGGCAACGATGTAGTTGAGCCTGTCAAGGCGCCGGCGCGACCGGAGCCGACGGCACAGGAAATGTCCTCGCGTCTTGAGGCGATCCGCGCCAAGCAGAACATCGAGAAGGCAGTATCCGGGAAGCTCCCGATGCCGGCACCGGCTAAGGGCTTGACCAGGCTAAACGGTTGCGTTGCCAAGGTGGAGACCCGCGAGACTTCCCGCGGCCCTGTTTATAAGGTGTATTTGGAGACTGGCGAAATGCTCACCGCATGGCCAAGCCTTGAGGGCGTCGGCATTCTGTCGCCTGGTTACTACGGTGAGTTCAACTGCACGGTTAAGGACGGCGGCAAGTACGGCCCTGAGTACACGATCAAGGACTTTACCGAGGTGCTGCAGGGAGAGGAGATTCCGTTCTAATGCAACCGCAAGCAGTAGAAAAGGTCTTTGGCATGGAAAAGGCTTCCATCCGCATCCAAGAAATGACGGGCTACAAGCCATCGCGTTCGACCATTTGGCGTTGGATTCAAGCGGGACGGCTGCAAACTAAGCGCCTAGGCACTCGTTACTACACCAACGAAACGTGGATTCGTGAATGCGTTTATGAGCGTTTGTCTCCTAACTTTGACCTCATTGGATTGATGGAGGATGAATGACCATACGCAATCACTTCGCGGCGATCGTTGGTTCACTGCGTGATGCCCGAGTTGTGTGGGTAGACGCGCTCCAGCATTGGATGGTCTTTGACCCGATGGAGTTCCGGTACAAGCACGATAAAGGGCTTGCCGAGCGCGTAGTCACTGATTACGTGATGCGCGAGTTCCCTGACAAGTTGCCTGGTCGGTTTGCGCGTGAGGCAATGGCTTACGCGAAGACCGACGATACCGTTGCGCGATCGTTCGAAGACTTCGATGCATCGAGTGGCTTGATTGGTACGCCGCTCGGGGCGATTCGCATCGACACCGATGAGCTCCTTGACCCATCGATTGCCTATCCGATCACGATGACCGTGACGCAAGCACCGGATATCGGGTACATCGACAGTCGCTGGGAGCAGTTCGTAGGCGAATCCATGCCCGATCATGCGGCCAGGCAGTGGCTACAAATGTGGGCAGGATCATGCCTGACGGGCGTCAGCAACCAGCGTTGCCTGGTGTTTGTCTACGGGCCAGGCGGCACCGGCAAGTCGATCTTCGTAGAGACCCTGCTGCATGCCTTCGGGGATTACGGATGCATCATCCCTGCGGAGGTGCTGTTGGGCGTCCGAGGCAGTGACGGCGCCTACTGGAAGGCAGTGCTTAAGGGCAAGCGCATGGCTGTAGTGAATGAGACCGGCGAAGGGGACTACTGGAACGCGCCGGCAGCCAAGTCCTTGACCGGTGGGGACACCATCCATGCCCGCAACCCCTACGGCCGCCCGTTTGCGTTCACGCCGACCCACAAGTTGATTGTTGTGAGCAACGACCCGCCTCAGTTGGGGAAGGTCGATAGCGCCATGCGGGATCGGATGGCTGTCCTGCGGTTTGAGACACGCCCTACGATCCGCGATACGGGGCTCAAGGCAACATTGAGGGCAGAAGCCGGGAAAGTCCTTGGATGGGCACTGGAGGGCTTGTACCGCCTGCAGGACGAATTCAAGGGAGACTTGATGGCAGCGATGCCTGTCAGCATCCGCGCATTTACCGATGAGTACCTCACTGACGTCGATACGGTGGGCGAGTGGCTAGCCGAAAGCACCGAGACCGACTGGGATTGCCAGATGGGGCATCGACCGATTTACGCCTCGTACAAGGCGTACGTTGAGGGAGTCGGCAGGAAGCCCAAGAGCTGGACGAACCTACGCAATGACCTGATTGAGCGAGAGGCGCTGCGGGACGTCCGCACGGCCAAGAGCAGGGTTTACATTGGTCTACGGGTGCAGGAGGTTTGGCAGTAGTGTCACCCGTCACTCGACTGTCATCCGAATCGATCGAGAATTCGTGTGTGGATTTACCAATGACAGTAGTGACACTCTTTTTACATAAATATATATATACACCTATAGCCTTTTGCTGCGAGTAATTGTTCCGAAACGTCTGTCACAACTGTCATGGAGTCACAAGGATGAGCGACCTGGAGACCGAGAATGCATCACTACGCGCCCTGCTAGCCGTATTGACTGCCGAGATCAGCACTAAACGAGACCAACTAGCCAACGTGCGCGAGCAGATTGCCAGCATGCAGCGCTTGATGTGCACGCCCATGAGCGTGAAGAGCACTGGCATGAACGGCACCACTGAAAGCGTCAGGCAGCGCCGGGACACCATTGAAGACCTTGGGCCGGCGCCAAGTCCAAGCCGGTGCATCACAGATGCTGACATTGAGAAGGCGTTCTATGAGGGCTCAGGATGACCAATTCCCGCCTGAAGGGCAAGAACGGGGAGCTTGACGCCTGTAGAGCGTTGTCGAAGGTGTTCCCGTTCGCCTGGCAGCGCACTGCCCAGCGCTATGGCAAGGGCAAGGCGGATGTTGAGGCTATGGTGCCATGGAACATCCACGTAGAAGTGAAGCGCCGCAAGACTGGCTACACCTATGTCTACAAGCGCTTAGCAAATGACCTTCTGATTACCAGTGGAAGTCTGCTGATTTGCCGGCTGTCCAAGTTGGTTGAAGTGATGCACGATGGGGTGGTTCTACCGAATGTTGCACCACGTTGCACTGGTCTTGAGGATGCGATGCTCCAGGCACGGACTGATGCCAACTGTCATTGGTTGCCAGTAGTGCTTGCTCGTCAGGATGATGAGGAATGGCTATTAGCGTGGAGGGAAGAGCACGACACACGACTCATGGAAGAGGTACGTCAATGGCTAGGTGGAAATATCACGCAGGCTTAGGCAAGCCAATCAGCATGATTAACACTGTGCGTTCGCGCGGTGGTACGTGGACACGCATAGCGAAGGCGCATAAGGCAGTGCACATGCAATGCGCACATTGCGGCAATGTTTCTAACCTTCAAACTGACCACATAGTGCCATTGCACAAAGGTGGTAAGAATGAGTGGAAAAACTTACAAAGTTTGTGTGTTATTTGCCATAATCTGAAGACTTATAAGGACTTTCATTGACGATCCCCCGTCATGACCCCGAGGCCCCCCCACCCCCAAGGGCACCGCGCTTTGGGACCGCTAAAACCGACAAGCGCCGTAAACACTTGAAGCGCCCGCCTTTATGCGCCGATTTAGCGGACGCCTACGCCGAGTCGATCGCCAGCGGGAGCGCCGTGGCGAATCTGCGCATCGTCGATTCATGCAAGCGTTACTTAGCAGAGCGCAAGGCGCCGGCATCGCATGAGGTGTGGTGGGACGAGCCCCGCGCTGAGGAAGCGCGAGCGTTTGCGCGCCGGTGCGGCCAGGGCGTTGAGGAGGGCGCCGGCAAACCATTGGAGTGGATGCCTTGGCAATGCATGGTGGCGATGGTGCTGCTCGCCAGGCGTCGAGTCATCGGCAAGGTCAAGACAGATACCCCCGCTACCAAGGCGCTCTTGTTGGTGGTTGCACGTGGCAACGGCAAGACGGAGTTCGCTGCGTCCATGATTATGGCGGCGATGCGCGACACCTCGACTAGCCTGGAGTTCTCATCGGTTGCGCCGGATGGTCGGTTGGCGCAGAAGACATTTGAGCGCATGGCAACCATGTGCCGGACGTTGGCGCTTGATGACGTTGACAAAGACGAGGAAGGATGGAAATCATCGGGCGGATCAACACCCGCTCACCCTGGCCGCGTCCGCCACGGCGGCAATCGGTACATATCCCTGCCCTGCAGTGACAAGGCGCTTGACGGTTTGACCACTCGCCTGGTGGTGGCGGATGAGATTTCGCGCATGCCCAAAGCCGTCGGGCGTTTGCTGACCGGACTCGCCAAGTTCGCTACGTCGCAACTGTTGGCGATCACCACACCCGATCCGGAGCAGAAAACCACGCCGATTTGGGGCTATTGGCAGGCTTGCGAGGCTGCAATTAGTGACGGAACCCCCTATCCGGCAGGTTGGTGGCCCATGATTTACGGGCTAGACGCTGACGATCAGGCGTCCGATCCTGCTGTTTGGGCGAAGGCGCACCCCGGTTTGGGCGTCATTGTTGACCCCACGCAGTTGCAATTAGCCGCCCAGACCATGCTAAACACGGGCGATCCCGTGCAAATTGCTGAGTTCGAGACGCAGTTGGCGTGCAGATATCACGAGATTGCAACCACTGACATCGATCTTGCGGTACTTGAGCGGCAGATGGTGGATTGCGACTGGGAACGCTTGCGCGGAGCGCCGGCTGTGATTGGTCTTGACCTAAGCCGCGGTGGTTACGGAGCGCAGCTGGACTTAACCGCGCTGACGATCATGGTGGTCGATGGTGGCATCATCCGCGCACGCAACGTGTGCTGGTGGGCCGGCACGGACATCGCGCTCGACGAGAAGCGCTGCAAGAACCCGCTGCAAGTGTGGATTGAGGCAGGACACCTACGCCGCATGCCTGGTGAATGGCAGGATATGTCGATTGTTGAGGCTGAAATCGAGCATTTAATGGCGCTTTATGACGTCCGCAAGATAGGCGTTGACCCACATCCAGCGCAAGCGCGTGACATTCGGAGGTGGCAAGACCGCGGGTGGCCCATCGTTGCGGTCGATCAGAGCATCAGAACCATGGCGCCGGCATGGAAACTGTGGGGCGATTTGCTCAAATCAAAGCAGTTGTGCTACCAAGTTGACCCCGTTCTAGCCTCCGGACTCAACAACGTGCGCTTAATTCGCGACAACGTCGGCAACACGCGACCCGTCAAGGGACGCAGCGCCGGCAACATGGATGTCATCGTTTCCGGCAACATGGCTGCGCTGTTGATGGAGCATCACCAGGTGCGCGAGGCAACCGGACTGAGTACGAGCAGTTGTCCGATCGGGTGAAGTAAGTACTTCACCGTGAAGATATTTTGCGTTTAGGTGCCAAGTCCATAAATCGCTATTGACAGTCCTAGGCGGACTTGTTCCATGCTCTGCGTGAGCATCTTCGCCAGGTTCATGGGATTCAGAAGCGCCACGGTCGTCTATGCACGGCCGGAGCCGCTAGCCGCACCGGCTATAACGTCCCTGCCTGCGGTCGTTCGAGCGACTCAACTGATATCGGCAGACCTTGCACGGCTACCGTTCCACGTCGTTGATAGCGATGGTCAGTTGGTCGACTCGCCGATTACACAACTGATGACACGCGATGCTTCGCGCTGGCAGTCAGGTTACGAATTTCGCCGCTACATCACTGCGTGCGCCCTTGAATCCGGCAATGGTGTAGCGCTGATTCGCCGGGATACCACGGGCGCTGTTGCTGAATTGCAACCGATGCCCACAAACGCCATCAGTTCAGAGATGACTGAAGACGGGGTGGTCTACAAGCTCGCCGGCGCTACGTTGTCCTCCGACCAGGTGCTTCATCTTGGTTGCTACCCCGACCCGCTGCGCCCGGACTGGTTCATTGGGCCGATGGACGCGGCTCGCGCTGCGTTCAATCTCGCCGCAGACCAAGACGCCGCACACTCAGCGCTCATCCGCAGCGGTGGAAAGATTTCGATTTCCCACCCCGGCGCCATGTCGGATCAGACAGTACAAGCCATCCGCGACGCCTGGCAGACCATGCACGCGACGCCCGATGGCGCATCGCGCCCGCTCATCCTCCGAGAGGGCATGAAGGCCGAGAAGATCAGCGAAAGCACAAGCAATGTGCTTGAATCGCGCCGATTCTCTATTCAAGAAGTCGCTCGCGCTTTTGGCATCCCGCCGGAAATGCTGTACCAGCAGGGTGGCGGCGCTCTTGCATCGCAATCGGAAACCGCTCGCGCCTACGTTGACGGCGCACTTGCCCAGTGGGTGAGCGCGTGGGAGTCGGAGATCACGCGCAAACTCTGCAGGCCCGGTGAGCATGCACGTCTTGACGTGGACGTCCTGCTACGCGGAAACATGCGGGACGCCGGAATGGCTCTGTCCAAACTGGTGCTCGCCGGGATTATGTCCGGCAACGACGCACGGCACCGGCTCGGCTTGCCTCCACAAGAGGGGCTTGACGATGCCAAGGTCTCCATGCCTGGCGGCATGAGCGGAGTCCAGGGCGACAACGCCGGCGAAGGCAACATGGGGGACGAAAATGCTTGAGATTCGCACAGCCAAACTAGCCATGACGGGCGACAAGATCGGCGGATACGCCTCGGTCTATGACGCTCCGAGTCACCCGTTGACCATTCGGGGCATCAATGGCGGCAAGCCGTTCACCGAACGTGTGGCACGCGGTGCGTTTGATTCGTCACTCGGCAACAACATTTCGCTGCTTGTCGGTCACGATTCGCGCGATTTGCTCGCTAACACCAAGAGCGGATTGCTGCAACTGCGCAGCGATCAGCACGGCCTTGCGTTTGAAGTAACGCTGCCCGACACCCAACGCGCCAAGGACGTTCGCCAGTTGGTGGACGCTGGTGTGTTGTCTGAGATGTCGTTCGGTTTCCAAGTCATCGCCGACAGTTGGGTCGGCAACACTCGCACACTCTCGCAGGTTGCGCTGCGGGAAGTTTCCATCGTTGAAAACGGCGCTTATCCGCAGACAAGTGCCGAAGCAAGAACCCTCCAGTCGGGCCTTGCCCGTCTACGTCTGCGTCTAAGGATGCCGCTATGAAACTGTCCGAAATGTTTGAGACCCGTAAGGCGCTTGTTGCAGAGCGCGATTCCATTCTCGCCCAGGACACCATGTCCGTCGAAGTCGAGGCCCGCGGCCACGAAGTCGCCAACGAACTCGGCAAGCTCGATGCAGAGATCCGCGCGGCGCAAGTGCGCGAGCGTTTCGCTTCATCGTCTGCTATTGAGAACACCATCAAGAAGACCGAGGATCGGTCGATGGACATCCGCGCTTCCAAGAAGTACGAGGATCAGTTCGTTAACTACCTCCGCACCGGCCAGATCCCGGAACAGCGTGAACTCATCACTACCGCGTCAAGTTCGATCTTGATTCCTAAGGTCTATCAGGATGCGGTTCTCAAGTACCTGAGTGCCAATTCTGTGATGCGTAACTTGGCAGATTTGCGCACTGGCGTTCAGGGCTACCAGACCCTGCGCTTCAGCACGCTGAAGACTGCGGATTACACCAGCGCCTGGACTGAACCCGATACCGGCACAGTCGCCACGACTGCTGCTGATCCGTTGTTCAAGGAAGTTCCCCTGGCACCGGTTCCATGTTTGCCGAAGACCGAAGTGAGTCAGCAACTGATTCTCCAATCGGACGCCGGATTCAACGTGGAAATGGAAGTCATCGACCACCTGCAGCGCCAACTTTTGCGCAACCTTGAGTGGGGCTACATCGGCGGCACCGGCACGAATGCACCGACGGGCATCTTTACCGTCAAGGCGTCCACTGGTGTAACGACCGACATCAACATCACCACCGCTACGAGCGCCTCAACGACTCGTGCAGCAGCAATCACTGCCGGTGCAACTGTTGCCAAGCTCCTCGAGATGCGCTACACGAAGTTGCCCGCCGCGTATTGGGGATCTTCAGCGTGGATCTTGCCGCAGGACACGTACGCAGCAATTTCTGGATTGCTGGTCAATTCGGTTCCGATCTTCGTCCCAAGTTCGGACTACCAAGTCTTGCAGAACGCCGCGCCGTTTACGCTCATGGGCCTCCCGGTCTACGTAACTGAGTACCTCCCAGCGCACGTTTCATCCGCAGCCGGTAAGAACTGCATTGCAGTCTTGGGCAACATCTCCGAAGCATTCGCAATCCGCGAATGGGGCGGCATGTCCATCACCCGCGACGAGTTCTCCCTGTCCGGTACTGCGCGTATCCGTTACCAAGGCATGCAGTTTGCCAACTCCAATTTCACCCGCGTCAATGCGCTGGTGCAGTTGCAAGTTACGAACGCCTGATTCTGATCCTCTCATCCTTCGGGTGGGTGGGGCTTCGGCTCCACCCCCCCGTTGCGGGGAACCATGGCTCTAGATATTGCTAAATTCAGAAGTTTTGCCCGCATCGTCCACAACGAGGATGATCCGGCCATTTCGATTTGTTGGGCAGGAGCCGTACGCGAACTTGAAGAGCGCACCGGGTGGTGCGTGGAGACTGTCACCCGAACGCAGTGGGTGCCCTCAGCGCCCGTCACGATCTACGGCGGTCTGTACCTCAAGTTGGATCGGCAAGGCGACCTAGCCGGCACTACGGCGCTTTATAGCGATAGTGCGACAGTGCCCCTAACCGGCACATGTGCCAAGATCATGATCAACGGTTTGATCTACGTTGATATGGAAATTGATGCTCTGACCTACCCGGTCACCCTCACCGTGACAGCCGGCAATGCCGCCTTGAACCCGTTGCTCGAGCTGGCGCTTCTGAACCGCGTCGCGCAGAAGGTCGCCGAGCGCGGCGATGACACCAGGGCGCTGGACTCGACCTACTGGGATCGGATCACCGGCATGATGGGTAAGGGGATTGGTTAATGTCAATGGGCCATGTTCCATCCGGAATGATGCGCCTCGTGATGACGGCGCAGAATCCAGTACGCACAGTTGACGCGTTTGGCCAGGCATCGGAGTCCTGGTTGTCATTCGCGACCCTGCCGGTACACGTAGAACTCGCCAACACTTCCGACACCATGAACGAAGGTGGCCCAGCGACGCGCACCGATTGGCGCATTCTTGCCGCTTGGCATCCAATGATGTCCAACCGCAGCAGGTTGCTGTGGTATGACAACGGCACCGAGCGCACTTTTACCGTCCGCGCCTGCTGGGATCGCGACCAACGCCGCCGCCGGCTAGAGATTGAAGCCTCGGAGGTGACGCCATGACCGTAGTCAAGGTCACTGTTGACACCAAGGAAGTTCGCGACACCCTGCGCCGGCTGTCACCGCGCCTCAATGAGTCCGTGCGGAAGAAGGCGATTCGCAAGGCCGCCAAGCCGTTCACCGCAGCGCTCAAGGCACTCTGGATCAGCGCACCGTACAAGGGCAAGAACCCGCACCGTAAGGCAATTGCCGCGGCGACAAAACTAAACTCACCAAAGCGCATGGGAGGCGAAGGCTCCCCAATCCGGGTTGAACTTGGCGTCATCTTGGGCAAGAAGGGCGGCGCCAGGGCAAAGGGCATGCAGTACGTTTACCCATGGCTAGAAAACGGATTCAAGCACAAGGCATCGGGCAAGTTCATACCGGGTTCCAAACGCAGCTTGGCGTGGGGCACGGCCAACGTAAACGCGTTTATGCGGTCAATTGCTACTGAGATTCTCGTTGAGGCTCGGAAGATCTTAGGGGCAAAGAATGTCGCTTGAAGCAATCCATAAAGCCATTTACGACGCGCTTTCCGGCAAGCGTGATACCTACGTGGGCATCCGCGTTGCATCGATGGCTACCCCGTGCCTGGTTTATGAAATCACCAGCGCAACAATCGATCTAAGTATGGGCGGCGTTGCTTCTAAGAATCATTGGACGATATCAGTAGAAGTGCAAGCCATCGCGGACAGCGTGGAAGAAGTAACAAACCTAGTAGACGATGTTGCAGCGATATTCACCGGGCCAGTAAATGACGTAACCAACCTGTGCAGCATGGTGCTCTCAGAATTTAGCGTGGCGTTCTCTGTCGAGCCGCTTGATGACGGCCGCGAAGACGCAGCGCGTATCGGAACAATCTCACTCACCCTACTTGTCCAGGAGGACTAATCATGGCACTGATCGCAGGCTACGGCGGCACATTCACATTGAACTTCCAATCTTCTACTGCTGTGTCGTTCCCAGCAAAGAACATCACCATTTCGTCAAGTCGCAGCAGTCTTGACGTAACAACTATTGCCGATTACCAAGAGAAGCGCGCACCGGGACGATTTTCCCGTACCGCAACCTTTGACATTATGGCAAGTGATTCAACTACTGACAACGCTTTACGATTGCACATGAAGCCCGTCAGTCTTGCCACTGCTGTCGCTGTAAGCGTTGCACTGTCATTTACTGACCAAGGAGCGATTGCCTACACCATGACCGGACACTTAACCAGTGCTACCCGCACTGATGACGGCACCGGCCCAGGCATGTGGTCTCTTACCCTTGAGGAAGCCTGATGCCATTTGATCTGTCCCAACTGATTGCCAAGCCGCGCACAGTCAACGTGCCTGGGGTTGGCGTTGTGATGGTGCGTGAGCCGACGATGGCCGACTATGCCCGCGCACCGGCTGACCCCTATTGGTGGGGGGCTTGCGTGACTTGCACTGATGGCAGTCCGTTCGTTGTCAATCACGCCGAACTAGGAAACATCCGAGCAGAAATCTGCTCGGCTCTGCTGGAGGAGATCAATAAACCCTCGCGCCCTACTCAAGCGCCGAGCGCAGGCTCTGGCGCATTGCAGATGGGGAACGAAGGATGATGATGCCCGCAGGCATTGCTGCAACCGAACTTACCACCCTTGAGCGGTGCGAATGGTTGCTCACGGCCTTGGTAGTGAACACGTTGCAGCAACCGCCACAACGCTGCATCCCTTGGCTAAAGGCAGAACACTATGGCAGATAAGAGCATGAAGGCTGTCATCCGCGCCGAAGTTGACCCATCAGGCGTCATCAAAGGTGTTGCTGCAACCAACCGCGAGCTGCAGAAGTTGAACAGCAAGACCAGTGCCATAGCCATTGGTGCAAGTTTCAATATGGCACAAACCGGGTTTGCCATGCTGATGCAAGGTTTCCAAATGATGGACAGGCGGATGACTGAAATGGCGGCACAGTCATCGCGCTTTTCATCAGAAGCGCAGCGCGGAATTATGCAGACCAAAATGCTCGAAACCCAGCGTGAAAGATTTATGGCAGAAAATTTCGGAGTGGATGTGGCTGGTGCGGAACGTGCAAAGCGTGGCGGCATTGAGCGCCGCGCTCTGTCAGATGTTTCAGGTGGTGCTGGTCAAATCGCATTCTTTGAAAGCCTGAAACAAGATGCAATGTCATTTTCAAATGACTTGCTCGGATCCGCGGCGCAAGGCATAAGCGATCCGGGAGAATTCTTTAAAGCTAGTTCCTTCAAGGATCGTTTCAAACGTATGCAGGGCTATATGCCTTTCTTAGATCCAAACATCTTGGAACGCGGCGGCCGTAATGGGCAAGTCGGCGTTGATTTGACAGCGATGGGGCAGATCGGGCAGAACATGACCGCTGGCTATTCCGACAATCCTTTAAGAGATGTGCGCGTAAATAATGCCATCATCGACCAAGAACAACTAAGACTTATGCGTGATCAAAACAAAATCCTGAAAGGTGATTCCTGATGGGTACTTTCAGCACTGTTGAATTGGCGGGTAGTCGGTCTTACGAACTCGGAACAATTCCGGGCGAGTCATCGATGCAGATTGTCTACTTGGTGAAATGGACATCAGCCGGAACCGATGTACCGACCGAAGCGCAGATCCTTGCAGCCTGCCCAGCGCCGAACACGCGCATTCCTTCAGGTATCTACAGCGGCAATTCGTACCTGAAAACGATGGTCATTCGCAGCGTAAATATAGAACCGATGCGCGAACAGGCGTATCACTTTCGCGTGACAATTCGGGCCAGCACCCGGCACTGGGGATTCTCAGACGAGAACGATTTCTGCCAGTGCACCCGCGCTACGGTTGTGCGCTCCACATCGCTTTACCGCAAGGGCGCTTCACTCCCGACCGACGGTACTGTGACCTTTTCGGGAGCCGGTGACATTGGCGGCACCAAGGTAGACAGTAACGGCAAGGCAAAAGCCTATGACGTTCCACAGCAATTGGTAACCATTGAAATCCAGTATGACCG